CATATAAAGAGCCAAGTCAGGTTCTTTTCGCACTGTTCCAGAATATTGTGCAAGAAGGCCGTCAATTCGCATCAAGTGGTGACATGAATGTGTCCGACATGTCCAGCCAAGCCCCAGTGGGTACAACCTTGGCCTTGTTGGAGCGCACATTGAAGGTGATGACAGCGGTGCAAGCGCGTCTGCACTACACCATGAAACAGGAATTCAAACTGTTGAAAGTCATCATCGCCGACTACACCCCCGAGGAGTATGACTACGAGCCAGAAGATGCTGGTCGTCGTGCCAAGAAAGCAGACTACGACTCAGTGGACGTGATTCCTGTCAGCGACCCCAACGCTGCGACGATGGCCCAGAAGATCGTGCAGTACCAAGCGGTTCTTCAGCTTGCACAACAAGCCCCTCATTTGTATGACCTGCCTTTGTTGCACCGTCAGATGATTGAAGTGCTGGGTATCAAGAATGCCAACAAACTCGTACCAACCGAGGACGATGCAGTTCCTACCGACCCAGTGCAGGAAAACCAGAACATGTTGATGATGAAGCCAGTCAAGGCGTTCATTGAACAGAACCATGAAGCCCACATTCAGGCACACATGGCCGCAGTTCAAAACCCCAAGATTCAACAGATGATGCAGATGAACCCACAAGCTCAGGCGATCATGGCCGCAGCTATGGCGCACATTAACGAGCACATGGCGTTTGAGTACCGCAGGCAGGTCGAGATGGCGATAGGTATGCCGCTGCCAAACGAGGAACAGAACAAGCAGGTTCCTCCAGAGTTGGCCGACCAGATTGCCATGATGGTGGCTCAAGCGTCGCAGCAGTTGACTCAAAAGGCCCAGCAACAACAGGCCCAGCAACAAGCTCAACAGCAGATGCAGGACCCGATCATCCAGATGCAGATGCAAGAACTCCAGCTCAAACAAGAAGACTTGAAGCTCAAGCAGCAAAAGCAAGCAATGGAGGCTGCCGCCAAGGCCGACCAGTTGGAGGTCGAGAAGTCTCGTATCGACGCGCAAATGCAAATCGCGGCTATGCAGGTCGCTGCACAGGCCGCTGCAAAGCGGGATCAGATAAACAAACAACAGGAGACTGAAGGAGTTCGCATGGGCATTGACGCTGCAAAACACAAAGCACAAATGGCCATGCAAAACGCGCAACGGGCAGCGCAACGAAACCAGCCCAGCAAGAAGGAGAGTAAGTGAACGAACACAAACTACTATCCGCAATCCTCAATGAAATCAATAAGTTAAAGCAGGAACGTGAAGCTTACGCTGCTGCTGGACGTTGCGACCACATTGAAGAGTACCGGAGAGTCTGCGGAGTCATCCTAGGTCTGAACTACGCAGAAAACATCATTAACGAGCTAGTGCAAAGGAACCACAATGACGACTGAATTTGACGTTGCAGCAGTTGATCTGTCCGGTATTTTGAATACCACGGCGGAGCAAAAAGCCAAGCAATTGCCTGATCCCAAAACTTTTCACATCTTGACTGTTGTCCCCGAGGCAATGGAAGAGTATTCGGACAGCGAGATTGGGATTGTGAAATCCAGCCAGTCTATGCACTATGAAGAGGTGCTGACCCCCGTGCTGTTTGTAGTCAAGCTCGGGCCCGACGCTTACAAAGACACTACCCGGTTCCCTAGTGGGCCGAGCTGCAAGGAAGGTGACTTCGTCATCGTCCGCCCCAATTCAGGCACCCGCCTGAAGATTCATGGCCGAGAGTTCCGCATCATCAACGATGACAGCGTGGAAGCGGTTGTGGAAGACCCCCGTGGCATCACACGAGCTGCATAAGGAGTAATACATGACAACACAACGATTTGAAGAAGAAGCTTACGAGTTTCCTGACGAAAAGGACGCCAAGGCTGCTGCTAAAGACAAGTTTGAAGTAGAGATTGAGGACGATACTCCACCCGAAGATCGTGGCCGCAAGCCCATGAAAGAGCCGGTGGAAGACCCAACCGACGACGAACTCTCCTCGTATGACGAGAAAGTACAGGCCCGGATTAAGAAATTTACCCGTGGTTATCACGACGAGCGTCGTGCTAAAGAGGAAGCCCTGCGCGAGCGGGAAGCCGCTGAAGCTTATGCAAAGCAGGTCTACGAGGAAAACAAACGCCTTCAACAGCAGCTTTCTAACGGAAGCAAAGCCTATATTGAGCAGTCACAGTCTTCTGCGGAAGTTGAATTGGTTAACGCCAAGAAAGCCTACAAAGAAGCCTATGAAAATGGTGACGTAGACGCACTGGCCGAGGCCCAAGCGGAAATCGCTAAGGCCACGCTCAAGATGGACAAAGCTTCCGGTATGAAGCCTATCGAGGTGGACGACAAGGAATTTGAGGCACCTACTAAGCAACAAGCCCCAAAACTAACTCCCCGCACCCAGAAGTGGGTTCAATCCAACAATGATTGGTGGGGCGTAGACGAAGAAATGACAATGGCCGCTATGGGCATTGACAGACGCCTACAAAAGGAGTATGGTGCGGACTATGTAGGTACTGAAGAGTATTTCAAAACCATCGACAAAACGATGCGCAAAAGATTTCCTGAGCACTTTAATAGTGACCAGAGCTATGAGGAAGACGACTCCTCCACAAGAAAGTCAGAACCGGACGAGGACGATATACCGCCCCGCCGTGCAACAAAAATTACTTCGCCAGTGGCTCCGGCTACCCGAAGTACCCCGCCTAACCGTATCAAGTTAAAAGCATCAGAAGCCGCGATTGCTCGCAGGCTTGGGGTGCCATTGGAAGAATACGCAAAACAGGTTGCTCAACTGAAGAGAGGTGAATAATGGATCAAGTTAAAGCTCAAAACCGCGCACCGCGCGATGTGGATTCCCGTGCAGTGATGCAGCGCCCAACAGCGTGGCGTCCGCCCGAGACACTGCCATCCCCAGACCCACGTCCGGGTTGGAAGCACAGATGGGTTCGACTGAGTACATTAGGAACCGCTGACCCCAGCAATATCTCTTCAAAGTTGCGCGAAGGATACGAACCCTGCAAAGCAGAAGAATATCCCGAGCTAATGATGCACGCAACTACTGAAGGTCGCTTTAAAGGCAACGTTGAAGTAGGTGGCCTGTTGCTCTGCCGCATCCCAGAAGAGTTCTTGGAACAAAGGTCAACGTATTACGCTGACCAAAACAAAGCTCAAATGGAATCCGTAGACAACAATTTCCTTCGTGATAGTGATCCTCGGATGCCCCTTTTCTCAGAAAAGAAAACCAAGGTCACTTTCGGTTCTGGTTCTTAAAATTTAGGAGTCCTTAAAATGGCTTTTCCAACGGTAGACAGGCCTTATGGCTTAAAACCGATCAATCTGTACGGCGGTACACCCTTCGCAGGTGCAACTCGTCAGTACCGTATTGCTTCGGCGTACAACACTTCCATTTTTAATGGTGATGTTGTGGAGATGATTGACAATGGCACGATTATCAAATCTGCTATTACAACCGCTCGCGCAACTGTAACAACCTCGCAGGTTATTGGTATTTTCATGGGCTGTTCTTACGTTAACGCGCAAGGTCAGACCATTTATGCCCAATACTTCCCCGCAAACACCGCAGCCCCAACAGGTACATTCATTACCGCTTATGTGGTTAATGACCCCAATACCTTGTTCAAGGCTGTGATCGCTACTGGCGCTACTGCTGATGACGTCACTTCTGGTTTGCTGCCTTCCTCTACTACGCAATTTACCGTTATTGGTACTAACGTAGCATTGGTGCAGAACTCTGGCGTAACAGCCACCGGCAATAGCCGCGTAGCCGTTGCATCATCTGCAACTACAGGAACACTGCCCTTGAACGTCGTTGACGTTGTGCCTGAGACATCTTATGTCAATGGTTCTGGCAACGTGGTGTTCCCCGAGCTCATCGTTCGTTGGAACTTTGAGATTCATACAACCACTATCGCCTCTGGCGTCTAATCAAGGAGCTAAATCATGGCTATTTCACGCGCACAACTGCTGAAAGAGTTGCTCCCCGGTCTGAACGCTTTGTTCGGTATGGAGTATGCTCGCTACGGCGAAGAGCACAAAGAGATCTAC